CTTCCTGGAAGCCTCGTCCGGCGATCCCTTCGCGTGCTTGTGAGCTACCTAGCACTCTGCCAAAGGCATCCTGCTGTAGCTGCCTGCCTGAGTTGAGGCCCGCCAAGTCAAACTGCAAGCCCTGATCAAAGATGTTCTGCTCAAGCTCTCCCGCTATGTTAGCGCCTCCCGTGGTGCCTAGCTTACCCGACGCCTTGAGGCGGTCGAAGGTGTTAGCTACGTCACGCTGGTTCTTACGCTCTGACAGGGCGCGTAGCTTATCGGCTACGCCGCCACCTAGCTCGAAGGGGTCAGCGTTAGCTACCCCGAGAGAGTTCTGGAAGATGGAGCCTAAGCCCTCAAAGTCCTGTGTGTTGGGGTTGCTAATGCCGCCTAGCTGGCTGATAGCGCCCTCGAATAGCTGCGTCAGCTCAGGCGGTAAGCCGCCCTGAGCCTGCGCTAAGCCTGCCTGCGAGGTACCTAGGAGCTGCTCAAAGAGCGGCCCCAAAGCGCCAAGGTTGGACGTTACGTTAGCCTGGTTGTTCGAGAAGTCGAACCCAGCGCCAATACCGCCCGGCCCCGAGAAGTTGCCGCCCGTGAATACGGCATCGTTCCCCTTGCGCTTAGCCCTTCTGCGATCTGAACTTCCGCCGCCGCCAAAGATTGAACTCATGCTATTTCCTCGTCATTCCGTAGTGTTTCTGGTCGTACAGTACGCCGCCCTTAAGCCACGACTTACTCTGTACGCCCTCCTCCTCGAATCCTATGGCCGTAGCCATCTCTTGTGTAGCTGGGGAGCAGTCTGGGATCAACGATATGATCTTGCGTGCTCCGGTGTCCTCTGCCATCACCTTGATGGCTGCCCTGCATATCTCTGTGCCTCGCTTGCTGCCCCAGTTAGCGGGCCTTACGTTAGCGTGCGCCTCCCACGTAGCAAAGTTCTTACGCTCCATCCAGAAGACGCCTAGCGTGGTGTTACCTTCTTTGGCAACGTACCAGCGGGAGTCTTCATCCAGCCGGGGTAGCCACGTCTCAACGTCTACGTCGCTGTCGTCGCTCAGGTAGGGCCATAGCTCTCGCATCGTCTTGGTGATGGGAGCGCGCAACCATGTGCGCGTGACCTTCATTAGAGGATTACAGCGTCCATCTCGAACAGCCCCGTGTCGAGCGTCGTAGAGCCTGCGTCATCGCTTATGGCGATGTCTAAGTCCCACGTAGAGGTACCTGACCCAGCGCCTGAGAGACGTTCTATAGACCACTCGCGAGCCGTGCTTACTTCAAGCCACGAGCTTAGAGTACCCAGCTTGGTACCGCCCCCGGACTCAGCGTTAAGCGTAGCCTGTACGTGGAACGTGCGCTTACTTGCGCGGGAGTTCGGTACAATCCAGTCGGTAGCCGTGTCTATAGGCGTGTACGTCGGAGCACCGGACGTGCCGGTGCGTTTGTCTATGGTTCCGTCAGTGTTAAACCTAACGCCTACCATTGGCGTTGCGTTTACGTCTGCTATGGCCTCGCCACTCACCGTGACGGTACCCATAGAGCCTACGCCCGCTGCTACTAGTCCGAGAGGTAACATTACGTTGTAATGTCGCCGCTAAGCGCCCACGTATCAGCGGCTGTCTTAATCAGGACAGCCATGCCGCCAGCTACTACCGTATCTGACTGCGCCGTAGCGGCAGCGGTGTGGAACACGCTGTCTAGTATGACGCCAGTGTCTGCCGTCACAGTGATCGATTGAGTGCCTGAGTTCTGTAGGATTATGCCGGTGCCTATCTCGAAGGCAACGGCTGAGTTAGCTGGGATCGTCCATACGCGGGTAGTCGTACCGCTCAACACCTGTACGGTGTTGGCGTCGGCAAAGGCGAACGTCTGTATGGCGTCAGCCGTAGCGACCGTAAAGCCCGCTTGGTCGATGGGCATCACCTTGATGACACCGGCATCCGACATGACGAAGCCGTCAGCCGACTGGCTCAGGTTGGAGCCAGTGATCTCTGTGATCGAGGACAGGTCAAAGGTGACCGTACCCGACGTTATGACGTAAGGCTGCGCAGCCCCCGCCACGACATCGGTAATGTCCAGCACGCCTGTCGTTAAGGTCAGGCCGTTACCCGCTACACCGGCGGCTAGGCCGAGAGCGGTAGTTGTAGTCGCAAGGCTGGCGTCTAGCGTAAACGCTATGATGTCCGTCGCGGAGTTATCCCAGCCAAGGAACGTGTCGGCACCGGGGTCGGCGAGCGCCTGGATGTTGGCTATCATGCCGCCGTTCTCTGCGGCCCATGTGTCGGCCCAGTTCTCGGTGCGCAGCGGCGTCATCAGCACGGTGTTAAGCGTAGCCGCTTCGGCCTGCGCTTGAGAGGCTAGGTTGCCGGAGTCGTACTTGGTAGCGCTAGCTACTGCTATGGCATCATACTCTGTATCATGTTCAGAGCCTTTGATAAGTTTGGCTGAGTCGCCTGATGCCAGCGAGTCCTTAGCTGTGAAGTTTGTGGTCTTTGTATAGTCTGTCATTACGTTACCAGTCGTCCTATCTTAGGTGCCAAGCTCATATGCTGTACGGCAAGGTCAAAGTCTTTCACGTCTGCGGTGGCGCCCAGTTTCAGGAACTGGCCCTCGCCATACGCAGGGATTAGCTTGCGCTGTACGGACACGCCGCCGGAGTACTCTCCGATACCGTACTCCGCTACGCTCCACTCAGCCAGCGTGCCCGCCGTGTAGCTTACCGTGCGCTTGTTACGTCCTCCGGAGAAGTCGAACTCCCACACCCACACCACTGAGCCAGTACCTATGGCAACAGAGGCTATGAGTTCTTTAAGCATCTTGAGGCGGTGGTTGAAGTCTGGACCGAAGTCCAGCCAGCCTGTCTCGAACTGCCACGGGTACAGTACGGCGTTATCGTTCTGCCCCGAGTACTTGCCCACAACCCCGGCAGAGCCTAGGTAGGTGATGCCCGTGGTCGTTGTTAGCAGTGCGGCTATGGAGCCGCCTAACTTCCACGTAGTTACGGGGAAGCGCATCTGCCCCGTGGCAGGGTCTTCGTAAGCGTGCTGCCCGTCGATGACGTACTGTATGTCCGGGACAGGGAAGTTGAGTATGTACAGCCCCTCCTCGGGAGAGAAGGTAGCTCGTACTTGGTCGAACTCGCTGTCAGAGCCGCGCTGCAAAGCGATGTCTGCCTGTAGCTTGGCTCGCACCGTGTGCGTGAGCGTCGTAACCGGGTTGGACTTCTCCTCGATCACGCGCCCTAAGCTCTGTACGCCGTGACGCGAGAGGAAGATCAGGTCTCCCTCGGCTGTGTTCTGCACGCTATCGCGTGCGATACAGCCCGTTCCCTCGATGGTATCGACCACCTCGATCTGCGAGGCGGTAATGCCGATCTCGCTACCGCTGCCGTCAGCCCATAGTACGATGTGGTTCTTACCAAATACTACAAAAGTGGCACCGATGACTGCAAGAGCCACAATCTCATCCATGCCGTTTGTCCACACGGATGACATATCAATAGTTTGCCCACCAGAAGCAGTAGAATAATCGGTATCATCAAGTAGAGCAGATATACGAACCGTCTGTAGGTCTGCGTCAGCAGCCCAAACCCTTCCGAAAGCAGCCACAGCACAATTGCCATCAGGACCAGTGCCGGTGTAAGAAGCGTCAGCGAAGTCACCAGAAGTTCGTACAATGGGCACCTCGCCTCGCTGGAATCCCAGCACCTTACCGTTAAAGTTTACGAACTGCCAATGGGGATTGGTCGGGGCGGTAGACGATGTGATGTCGTTACCGGCATCAGTGAAGTCGTCTACGTCCTTGTATATCTTGGTCGTTGCTGTGCTGATTATAACGCTGGCACCGGCCTCGTCTAGATACTCGTGCATCGTAGAGATCGTAGGCGTGCTGGCGATAGCGTTGGTCGTCTGGTCTGCCCAGCCCTTGCGGGAGGCTATACGCCCCTCCCTGTTGACCACGCAGTTGTGCGCCTTGGTTGCCCATTGTGGGGGCATGAGCGTGGTAACGGCCTCTGTGTTGAGGCCCCACGCTCCGGGTGCTACGATATCAAGTATGCTTACTTGAGGCACTTAGCGCTCCAAGAATACTGTCTGGTCAGCGGGCGTCATCTCCTTACCCGTGGCCGCGCCGTGCGCGTCCAGGTAAGCCGTGTGCAGCGTAGAGCCGGGTGCTCCTAGCTCGTCGCCTCGCTCTTGGTTGGCCTTGAGCAGCGCCTTAGTCCACACTGGGCGGCTGGGTATGCTCAAGGTCGTGGTGAGCGTGGTGTTAGTTAGCTCTGCCTGCGGTATGTACATGCGCAGCTTCAGCGTGTACACAGCATCTGGCGTGGGCCATACCTTAGCCTTCATGCTGTCACCATCGGTGTAAAGCGTGAAGTACTCTGGCTCACCCGTCTCGTCAGCGTCAGTGAAGTGCAGCCGCTCGATCTGCTCCTGAGTATACTCAGTGAGCCGGTACTCGTCAGACGAGGTGGTGTTAAACACCATCGGGCGCGAGGACATGCCGTTGTAGAAGCCCTCTGTCTGCCCGAAGGCCGAGGTGTTTTCGTACAAAAGCCGGGTGCGGTCGTTGGTATCAACGTCCGCCTGACCGGCTATCTCTATGTCGTATTCTGCTGTAGACGCCGCTAGCGTCAGCGTAACTGTCTGTCGTAGCGCTTGCCACGGCCAGCCAGATTCCTCTATTTCTTCCTTGGCCTCGTTGACGAACTGAATTATCATCATCAGGTAGTCGTCCGTGGTGGACGACGTACTAGAGCCTATGATAAGGCCGAACTGTCGTAGACCTCGTAGTACCTTGTTCGTTAAGTCTCTCGTGTTAGCCATCTATCGTCTCAAGTGAAAACTGAAATTTCCAAAAATTTCCCGTGGGATTTACTTACCTCTGTTTTTCCAGAAGTAGTAAACTATCCCGCAGAAAATAAGTAATGATAGTACGTCTGCTGCAAAATCTATGCTCAT